CCCCCGCCATGAAGGCCACAGCCCCCATCCAGCCCAGTTCGGCCATTTCATTTATCGCCTCAAGGACAACAGAAATGTGGGCCAAAGTGTTCCAAACGGTGGTCGTGTCGTCTCCAGTGCGGACACGTGCCTCATAAACAACCTGCAAGAAGCGGCTAAAGCGCAACTTGGTCACGAGAAGGTCCTCACGGAGAACATCTTCCAACATGACCAGCGTCTCATTCTCAAAGCCAACTATCTCCAGAAGATCCTCAAACCTTCCAAACAGGCGCTCACTTAGCGCGGCAGCCGTGAACTTCAACGTCGAACTGACTCTTGCGTCCCATCTCTTTCCATCGAGACCTTCCGTGTCGACGGGGGGAAGCCAGAAGTTATCAGCAAGATACTCCCGGCGCACGCGCTCGCAAAAGCCCACCATGGCCGTGTAAATCGCACCCAACTCGCCGAAATTGTAACCAACACCGTAGACCAAGGTGACCTTGATCCCTTTGATGATGATTTCATTCCCGGGTTTGAACAAGTCTTTTGCTGACTTGGAGTAGTAGTGCGCCAATGGGCCCATGATGGCCGAAAGGGTGGGGTCGCTCTGCAGGATAGGTCTGGGATCTCCGGCCATACAAACGCTCTCGGCGGTCTCCGGGTTTTGAACAACGTCAGCCATCACTTCTTGAAAAGTTATTTCACTTTTCACAGAAAGATCGCGTTCGTGCTCAACTCCAAGTTTCCTGCGCGAGTCGAAGGCCGTCAATTTCCGAAGCCTCTTCTTTGAATCATATGAATCCAACCAGGCCTCTCTATCTACTGCGTCGACTTTCAAGGGATTTACCATCTCCTCGTAAGGCTTGAAAAGTTCCAAAACCTTGTCCACCCATTCGTCTTCCACAACGTAGAAGTCCTCACCGATTCCGGGCTCGATGAAAACCCTAGTGGCTAAAGCCTTGGCTTTGGTCCTGTTGCAAGTGTGGAAAATACCGACGCTGACTGGAGGAGTGGGTCCCACACACCTGCCGGCGTAGTGGTTCTTACTCTTACACTCCATCAAATCGATGCTCCCTAATCCATGGAACCCCAGTGGGATGATACTAAGCGTCCAGCGCAACATCGCCCCATAAGGAGCGAAAGTCTGCTTCACGGCTTGCATCGGTTCTCTGTTGAAAAAGGTGACCATCTTTTGTGTGTCTTCCGCACTATTGAACTCAGAGCAGCATGAGGGGACGTCCCCAACCCAAAGAATACCATGGGGGGTCTCGTACCCGTGCTTGTGCCACCAGGTGCGGAGCATGGAGAGCATGTTCAACACTCCCGACGCGCCCATGCCGTGGTGAGCACCGATCGCAGCCGAAGCCGAAACCAGCACAAAGCCAGCGACACCACCCAGCAAGACCTTCATGTGGTCTCTACTCTTGCTCCAAACGCAACTAAATCCATTCTCGATAAGGATGCCGATCAACTGAGAAACACCTGCAGTCGGCAGTGCGGCCAATTGATCTGGGCCAATTGACAGGGTGCCGAAAGCAGTCGCGAAATCACGCTTCCA